TGTACCCGGAGATCGTCGTTCCGCACGGAAGATCTGCCACTCGCATTGCTGCTCCTTCGATAGTTCACGCCCACGCTGCGGGACTTGGTGAAGAACCTGTCTAGATGGGGTTGTCACAGAACAGCCTAGCAGTCAATCACGACATCACAGACCTCCCTCACCGGGTGCCGGTGGGGGCTTTTTCATGCCCGCCATGGGCGCTCACACCCACCACAAACCCGACACGGGAGTTACCACCATGAGCCAGCCCATCCCCGGCCTGATCACCGCCGCCGGAGTTACCCCGGCGACACCCCCAGCCGTGCCGGCGCCGGCCGCCGAGCCGCCGGTCGCACCGGCGATCAGCTCGGCCGTACAGGCCATCCCCGGTCAGGTTCCGGCCGGCGCACCGCAGCTGCCGGCCAGCCTGCTCCCGACGGGCACGACCACCACGACGACCGCAGCGCCGGCCGTGGTGGTGCCAGGTCTCAACCCGCCGGTGCCGGCGCCGGCGCCGAGCCCTTCCCCTGCTCCCGCCGCCGAGCCGCCGACGCCCGCCACGGGCACCGACGGTGATCGCGGCTACCCGCAGGGGGTGCCGCTGGAGCAGATGAACGCCGACCAGCGGGAGGCGTACTGGAAGCATCACGCCCGCCAGTGGGAGGACCGGGCCAAGGCCCGCGCCGACTACGACGACCTGAAGGCCAAGGCCGGTCAGTACGACCAGCTGGTGGCCAGTCAGGCCACCGACCAGGAGAAGGCGATCGCCGCGGCGCGCGCCGAAGGCGAGCGGGTCGCGACCGGCAGGGCCGCGATCGTACTGGTCGACGCGCATGTGCGCGCCGGCCTGCAGCAGCGGCTGCAGCCGCACCAGGTCGAGGCGCTGGCCAGCAACCTCAACCATCAGCATTTCCTCGGGGCCGACGGTCTGACGGTGGACGCCGCCAAGGTCGCCGCCTTCGTCGACACCGTCGCCCCGACTCAGCAGCCCGCCGTCACGGTACCGGCTGCGACCGCCGCCCCGGGCGCGCTGCCCGTCGGCGTCCCGACCACCGGCCAGCCGGCCCAGCCCGTCACGGGCCTGCCGCGTGCGCTGCCGGACCTCGGTCAGGGCGCCCAGACGACCGCACCGCTCGACAAGTTGGAGGCCGGGCGCCAGCAGGCGCGCGCCTTCCTCGCGGACGGCGGCTTCCGCTAACGCAGCCGGCGCCGGGGTCCCCCGCGCGCCTCCGCCCATTTTTGGAGAACCCATGGACCTCGCAGTCCGCAGCTACGGGCCTTGGTCGCCCGAGAATTTCAGCTGGCTGGGCTCCGCGCACGGCACCGACTCGACCCAGACGATCACGCTGGTCAAGTCGCTGTTCAGCGCCAAGAGCTACTACACCGGCAACCAGCTCATCCCCGGCGGTGTCGCCCTCGGGCAGGTCACCTCGGCCGGCGCGACGCAGGGCATGTACGGCCCCTACGACAACACGGCCTCCGACGGCCGCCAGGTCATGGTGGGTCACCTGTTCGGCACCAAGTCCGTGACGGGATCCGGCCTGTACCTCGGTGCGGCCCTGCTCGTGCACGGCACCGTCCGCCTGTCCAAGCTCGCCGCGATCACGGCTGACCACGGCGTCGACTCCGCCGGTCAGACCGACGTCGCCGGCCGGCTCGTCTACATCGCCTGAGAGGGGGCGCAACCATGGCACTGAATTTCGATCTGATCGAGCCGGGCGTCCTCACGGGCTTCGTGCGTGAGCTGCCGGTTCCGGCCAACTACATCCTCAACCGGTTCCTGCCGGACCAGAACATCCGCGACATCGAGGCCGCGTTCACCACGGCGTTCACGCGTAACCGCGCGGCGATGTTCCGGGCGTTCGACGCCGAGACGCCCATCGGCGAGCGTGACAACTTCCAGCGTTCCCGGGTCGCGCTGCCCCCGCTGAGCCAGAAGATGCTGGTCGGCGAGGAGGAGCGGCTCAAGCTGGAGATGCTGCGCTCCGGTGGCGACAACACCGACAGCCTCATCCAGGCGCTCTACAACGACGCCCGGATCAACACTGAGGCGATCCTGGCCCGGATGGAGCTGGCCCGTGGCCAGGTCCTGACCACCGGCAAGTTCAGCTTCGCCGGCGAGAACGGCCTCAAGGGCATCGAGGCCAACTTCGGCGTCGACACCGTCGGCGCCACGCCCGGCTCGCACCTGCCGACCGCGGCCACCGCGTGGACCGACCACGACAACTCGGACCCGCTGGACGAGCTGCGCAGCTGGTCCGACACCTACACCGACGACTCCGGTGAGACGCCGGCGTACTTCCTGACCTCCCGTCAGGCGATCGGTCACCTGCTGCGCAACGCCGCAGTGCGCAGCCGCTACGCCAACCTGGGTGGCACGCCGAGCATCATCACCCGCTCGCAGCTGGCGGCGATCCTCGACTCCGAGGACCTGCCGCAGCTGGTGCAGTACGACTCGCAGGTGTACGTCGCTGGCACCGCCACCCGGATCATCGCCGCGAACAAGGGCATCATGCTCCCGGCGACCGCGTCGTCGCTGGGCAGCACCTTCTGGGGCGTCACCGCGGAGGCGTTGGAGCTGGCGGGCCTCAACAACCCGCAGTTGACCTTCGCGCAGGCCCCCGGCCTGGTCGGCATGGTCACCAAGGACGGCGACCCGGTCCGCACGTGGACCAAGGTGGCCGCGATCGGCATGCCGGTCATCGCGGACGCCAACAAGCTGCTCGCGGCGACGCTCTGGTGAGCGGCGAGCGCGAGCTGACCCGGCTGGTCATCCTCGACGGGGTGGCCTGGCCGGCGGGTTCCGTCCCGCCGGCCGAGGTCGCGGCCCGCATCACCAACCCGCTGTGCTGGCAGGCCGTCGAGGACGAGCCGGGACTGCCGTGGGGGCCGGAAGGCACCCCGAAGGTCAGCACCGCCAGCCAGCCGGTCATCCCGGCGGCGCCGGCCACCGGTATCACCAACCTGGACGAGAAGTCCGGCGACAGCGCCGTACCGGACGCCTCGCCCGGCACGGTCATCGCCCGCTCGGACCTCGAGTATCCGGTCGGCGAGTATCCGCTCGCCGACGACAAGGGTGACCAGGCGCAGGCTGGTCCGGAGGTTCTCGAACCGCCGCGTTCCGGCCAGGGCGCCTCCACGGCGGCCTGGCAGACCTTCGCGCGTCAGCACGAGGTCGAGGTGGCCTCCGACGCCACCCGCAGCGAAATCATCGCTGCGTGTCAGGACGCCGGCGTCATCCAGTGACCCACACCCGGCCGGCCGGCTCACGGCCTGGCTCGGCCGGCCGGGTGTGCCTCATCGCCCACGAAACGGAGACGAGATGCCGAACCTGCTGCGCACCTGCATCGGCTGCGCCAGCGAAGACGATCACCCGCGTCACGTCCTGGCCACCGCGGACGGTGCAACGGTGTCCTGGCATTTCGACTGCCACCAGATCGCCACCGGCTGTGAGAGCTGCAGCGGACAGCTGGCCGACGCACCCGAGGGCGCCAAGGGCGATCAGCTGCGCGCCTACCTGGTCACCACCGGTCCCGGCTCGGACCAGCCCGGCTGGACCGCACCGACCGGCTCGCAGGAAGGCTGATCATGGCAAACAACATCGTCGTCGCCGAGGCGAACCGGCTGCTGGACGCCTCGCTGGGCACCGCCGGCTTCGCCGCGCCGACCACCCCGATGAAACTGGCCCTCGAAACGTCCACCGGCACCAACACGGCCGCCGGCATCGAAGTCACCGGCGGCTCGTACGCGCGCCAGAGCATCACATTCGCGGCCGCCGCGTCCGGCAGCGCCGCGAACTCCAACTCGATCACCTTCACCGCGCTACCCGCGGCCACCATCACCGGCGTGGAGATCTACGACTCCAGTGGCTCGCCCCGGCGGGCCTGGGTCGGCGCGCTGAGCGCGAGCAAGACCGTCTCGTCCGGCGACTCGCTGAGTTTCGCGATCTCCAGCGTCGTCGTGACCCTGGCATAGTCGCGTGGCCACCCTGACCGGCCAGGCAAGCCTCGCCGGCGCCAGCGCCCTGACCGCCGGCGCGGTTCGCCAGCGCCCCGGCGCCGCGGCACTGAGCGCGGCGGCCGGGCTGAGCGCGGCGGCGGCACAGAACGCCGGCACAACCCTGGCCGCGGCGACCGGGCTGGTCGCCGCGGCCACGACGAAACGCCCCGGCGGCGCGGCACTGAGCGCGGCGGCCGGGCTGAGCGCGGCGGTGACCGCGCGCCGGTTCGCCCTGGCCGGTCTGTCGGCCGGCACCGGGCTGGCCGCGGCCGCGCAGGTGCTGACGCTGTGGGGTGCCTACCCCTCGGCCATCGCGGTGACGCACGCCGAGGGATCGGTGAGCAGGACCGGCCCTACCTCGGCGGGGATCAGGAGGACGGCATGAGCGACGTCGGCGACGCCATCGAACTGACTTACACCACCGCGCCCGGCGCCACCGTGGTGATGAGCTGGATCCACACCCCCACCGGCGCGGTCCTGCAGGCCGACGTCGCCGTGCCCGAGAAGATCGTGGAAGGCCAGCACACCGGCCAGTACCCGATCGTGCTGGTCGGCGCGCTGGCCGGCGTATACGAGGCGGTGTTCTCCGCCAGCGGCACCGCGACCGGCAAGGACAGCTTCTTCGAACGCTTCGACCCGATCTCCAGCATTGCGCCGCTGGCGACCGTCGGGGAGTACACCGAGCTGTACGGCAGTCTCAGCGCCACCCGGGAGGCCACCTGCCGGGCGCTGCTCAAACGCGCCAGTCAGCTGGTCCGCGACAGCTACCCGGGCATCGACGACCGGATCGCCGCCGGCACCGTGCCGGCGGACTCGGCCGGGCTGGCCGTGCTGAACATGGCGGCCCGGGTGTTGCGTAACCCCGACGGGCTGCGCAGTCAGACCATCGGGCCGATCAGCCGGTCGTTCGACGTCGACGCGGCCAGCGGCATGCTGGCCATCACTGCCGCGGAGGCGGGGATGCTGATCCCGCCGGCCGGCACACGCGGCGCGCGCGGCCGGCTCGGCAGCGCACGGGTCACCGGCGGCATGGTGCCGGGCCGGCCTCGCTACGACGAGTGCCTCGGCCTGTTGTTCGGCCCGGGCGGTCAGTGATGGCGTTCTCCGGCGGTGCCTCCGCCGAGACGGTGATCTTCCGCTATCCGGTGCGCTACGACACCTTCCACCGGCCGCTGCCCGGCAGCGGCGTGGACATCACCGTCGACGAGTGCGTGTTCGCGCCCGGCGCCGGGCGCGAGAACGAGGTGCACGCCGAGCAGGTGGTGGCCGACGGCACCCTGTACGCGCAGCCGGACAGCCCGCCGCTGAGCGCCCTGGACCAGGTGGTCGTGCGCGGCGAGGTCTACGACGTCGTCGAGAAGCCGCGGGTGTGGCTCAACGAGGCGGTGGAGATCCCGCTGCGCCGGGTAACCGGCTGAGCGCCTCGTTGACGGCCTGATTGCCGTCGAAGAACCGCCAGGAAAGCTGTTCCAGCTGGGTAGCGTCCACGGCGGCGCGCGAGCAGATCGCTGCCAGGTCGACGAAGGCTGTGCGCATCAGCTCTTTCCCCGCGGCGATCTGCTCGACGGCGATCGGATAGGTGCCCACGCACCGTTCAGACGTCGCACCGCACACTGCTGTCCGGGGAGGCCGCCATGGGTGTCGAGAACGCCCGCTTCTACAAGGGCGCCGGACCGTACCGGGGCGATCATGTGCACTTCGCCGGTTACGAGCCGGACAAGCCGAGTATCGCGCGGTGCGCGGTCGGCCCGGAGCTGCACCACGCGATCAGCACGATCACCGATGAGGCGATCGGGTACGCGGAGCTGATCGCACCGAACGACGAGGGCGAGTACCAGGCGAGCTTTCGCACCGACGTGCTGGTGGTGCCCGACATCCCGTACCGCGTCATCGGCGTGCCGATGGCCCGCTGGTCAGGCCGGGTGGTCAACGACTCCCGGCATGCCATCCTCGTCGAGGTCGGTGGCGGCAACGGTGAGCGGTTCAGCGCCGACCACCGGGTCATGCGCCGCACCCTGGAGTGGATCGAACTGGTCGCCGACGACTGAGTGCTTCCGCGGCTTCTTGCGGGGCCGGCCGGGGCGCAGTGTACGGTCCCAGGCCCGGTCGAACGCGCGGATCTGCTCGGCCGTCCACACCAGGCCGCCGTTGAGCCGAGGGTACGCCGGCCACGGGAAGTCAGGCCGGCGGCGCAGTTCGCGGACCCGGAACCCGCTGACGCCGAGCTGCGCCGCGACGGTCACCGAATCCCACAGTTCCGGCAGCGGCCTGCCCTCGAGGCACGCGACGGTACGTCGCACTGCGGTTTCGATCACGGCGTCCAGGTAGACGACGAACAGGCAGCTGGTCGCCGGCCCGCACGTACGGCAGTAGCCGCGCCCGGAGGGCGGGTGCCCCACCAGCTCGCGCCAGTAACTGCCGTCACCGGTCATCGGCTTGTACCCGGGGCTCGTCACGAACTTCCCCGACAGGATCTCCGTCTCGATCATGTCGTTGATGTCGTCTATCTCCAGATCGTCCATGCCGGGCAGCCTAGCGCAGGAGGTGGACGTTGCCGGAGCGCTTCGCTGACATCCCCACCACCGTCGCCCATCTGCTCGCCACCGTGACCGGCCCAGATCAGGTGGGCATCGCCACCCCGCCGGAGCTGGCCGGGCTGCTGCCGTTCATCCGGGTCACCCGCGCCGGCGGGCCCCGTGACCGGCTCAACGACTACGCCCGGCTGGCCGTCGACGTGCTCGACGACGACTACACCCGCGGCCACGCGACCGCGGAGGACGTCGCCGCCTTCCTGGAGCCCGGCCGGCTGCGCTACGGCGCCGTGCTGATCGACCGGGTCGTCGTCGACTCCGCACCGCAGGAAGTCGCACCGTGGGCGCCGGGGATCTTCCGGTTCGAGGCCGCCTACACCGTCGTCTCACGCCGCCACACCGTGGCGTGAGCTGCCCACCTATCCGCCCGCCCCGCGCTCGTCGGGGCTTCACCTGATGCCTCGACTCGAAAGGAACAGGGCATATGACGTCGTACGTCGACTGGGAAGAGCGCACCTCCTCCCTCATTCGCAAGAGTCTTCGCGGCTCGGCGTTCATCGCTCCCTACGCGACCGCCAACCTCGCGGCCTTGACCACCGGTAGCAACGCCAGCCTGGTCACGCTGCCCACCGGATACCAGGATCTCGGCTGGGTCACCAAGGACGGTATGGGGTTCGGTCGCGAGACGGAGAACTCGGAGGTCACCTCGTTCGGCTCGTCCACCCCGACGCGCACCGACCAGACCTCCGACGTGCTGCAGATGACCGTCACCGCCCAGGAGACCAAGCTGCTCACGCTGGGCCTCTACATCGGTGTCAACACGGCGAACGTCACTGCGGCGGCCACCACCAGCGAGGTGCGCATCGCCAAGCCCGGCGTCGCGCTGAACTACCACTACCGGCTGCTGGCGCTGTTCGTCGACGAGAACGAGGCCGGCGAGATCTACATGGCCCGCTACTTCCCGTACGCGAAGGTCATCGAGCGCGGTGAGCAGAACATGAGCGACGGTGACGACCCGGTCACCTACGCCCTGACCTTCCGCGGCGAGCCCGACCCGACCACCGGCATCGACGGTGAGTGGATCTACGGCGGACCGGGCTGGAAGTCGATGATCACCGCGATGGGTATCACGCAGGCCAGCTGACAGACCGCACGACATCGGCCCGCCGACGCGGGCTTTTTTCGTGCCCGAAACGACCGGGGCGGCAGAGCTTGGGTGGGCGCCGCCGCCCCGGTCTTCTTATCGCCCACCCAGATCGAGGAAAAGGAGCGCCGCGATGGCGGACTCGCCCGACACCTACGTCAAGATCGACAAGGACGGCAGGTACCTCGAGCGCCAGGCCGGACCCCGGGACATCGACCGGATCAACCTGGAGGCGCTCGGTTTCGTCCTCAAAGGCTCCAAGGGCGCCCCGAAGCCGGCCGACGGCACGCCGGCGACGCCGGCGGATTCGATGGCCGCGCCCACATCACTGCCCGAGCCGGAGCAGACCGTCACCGTCAGGGCCCCCAAGGTCTGAGCACGTCACGCCCGCCCACCCGAGGAGAACCACCCATGATCGAGCACGACCCGCTCGCCGGCGGTACGCCGGTGCAGCCGTACGCCGAACCGGTGCCGGAACCCGAGCAGCAGCTCGCCGAGGCCCTGGCCGACGACGCGGCCCGGCCGCTGGCGCAGACCGCCGGACGCATCGAGCAGCTGCCGCCGGGGGTGAAGCTCAGTAGCAACCTGGACGCCTACGAGAAGGAGCGCCCGGAGGAGCCGTTCTGGTTCCAACACGGCGGCGAGTTCTTCCACCTGCTCGACCCCGACGACGTCGACTTCCAGGACATCATCGTCGGGCAGGAGAATCCGCGGCTGATGCTGCACGTGCTGCTGGAGGAGGACCAGCGGGACCGGTTCTTCGCCAAGCGGATGCCGGTCGGCAAGATGAAGAAGCTGATCATTGATTACAGCAAGCATTTCGGGCTGACCGACCTGGGGGAACTCGGCGGCTCTGCTCGCTCGTTGAGCGGTATGCAGGGCCGATAGAGAACGACCTGGCCGACCGCGGCGAGAGCCTCGGCGAGCTGTGGCGGGCCAGGCGCTGGCGTTACCTGCTCAGCCGCATCGACCACCTGCCGCGTAACTCGGCGTTCGTTGAGGCGGTCAGCCTCGACGAGGAGCTGGCCGAGCAGGTGGCCCGGCAGCCGGCGCCGGCCGTGGAGGCGGTGCGGATGCGTGACTGGTCCCCGCTGATGGAGGCCATGGCCGTGCAGATCGACCGGCTCGGCGACCTCGTCCAGGCTGTGATCGCCGTGCAGGGCGGCAAGCCGCCGCAGATCAAGCCGTTCCCCCGGCCGAAGACAGCCTCCGACAAGCTGGCCGATCCCCGCCGACAGCACCGGAAGATCCTTTCGAAGGTAATGATCGGCCAGCCGGACGGGTCGGTGCGCTCCGCCGCAGAGCTGTCCGGCGGCCGCGTTCTGCACTGAAAATTCACTGAACTGCACTGAAACTGCACTGAACAGACGTCACCACCCACCTCTGATCCCTGACCAAGGAGGTGGGTGGTGGCCTACTCCGCCGGCACGGCGTACCTGGAGATCGTCCCGTCGTTCTTGAACCTCGAGACGCTGGTCGCCAAGGGTGCCCGCGACATCGCCAAGCATCTGGACAAGAGCCTGGGCGCGCAGCTGGGCGGCGCGATGCGCAACGCGGCCCGCGACGCGGACCGCGACACCGCCAAGGCCGCCCAGGTGCTCGGCAAGACCTTCGCCGACAACGCGATCAAGAATGTGCAGGCCGCGTTCGCGCACATCCCGCAGAATGACCGGGTCCTCGCCGGGCTGCGCAAAGAGCTGGTCGCGATCAGCGAGATCGACCTCGGCAAAGGCTTCGACGAGAAGGGGTTCATCGCCCGGGTCGAGCGGGCGTATGACGCCCTGCGCAAGGCGCAGCAGGACGCGCAGGGCAAGAACGCGGTCGGCCGGTTCACCAACGCCGGCAACGCGGCGACCTCCCTGGGTGCCGTCAAGGACATCGTCGAGGCGGCCCGCAAGCGCGGCTTTGCTGCAGGTGACGCGTTCAGCGACGCCTATCAGAGCCGGCTGCGGGCGATGGAGCGGGCGCTGCCCGACACGAAGGTCACCGCCGCCTCCAGCCAGGAGCAGCGGGCGGTCGCCGCGCTGCGTCAGCGTATCCAGGACGCGCAGAAACTGAAGATCGGCGACACCGCGTCTGCGGACAACAACCCGCTGAACCTGCGCATCGGTGCCAAGATCGATGGTAAGGCGCTCAAGCGCGAGTTCGAGCAGATTGAAGGTCTGCTAGATCAGTTCTCCGAGCGGTTCGGCTCCCTCGAGCTGGTGCTGCCGCTGGACAAGGCCCGCCAGCAGGCAGCCGGCTTCTTCGACGACATCAAGACGCAGGAGCAGCGCGCCAACGAGAAGGCGACCGCCGACTACCTGCGCGACTGGCAGTCGGCGATCGCCGAGCAGGCCCGGCGGGAGAAGTCTGCCCGCGAGCAGGCCGCCAAGGACGCACTTGAGATCGCCCGCCGGCAGGCCGCCGAGCAGCAGAAGATCGACGAGCAGAACATCCGGCTGCGGACTCAGCAGACCCGCCGGGAGTTCGAGGAGCGGGCCCGCGAGCTGCGCCAGGCCCGCGAGCAGGAGCTACGCGATCAGCAGCGGCAGGCCGCCGAGGCGGCCCGCCAGCGCGACCGTGACCAGGCGCAGCAGCTGCGTGACCTGCAGCGGCAGGCCGACGAGACGCGGCGAGTCTTTCAGCAGACGACGCCGGGCGAGGCAGCGCAGCGCACCGGCCGGGCCGCGGAACGCATCATCAACCTGCCCGTGCACCTGCAGGTCAACGACATCGACCGGGAGATGGCGGCGATCCGCGCCCGGATCCGGGCGCTGGGCAACCTGCAGATCGGCGTCGACATCGACGCCGAGACGTTCGCCGACCGGGTCCAGGAGGAGTTCAACCGGCTCAAGCAGATCGCCCAGGACAAGACGATCGACATCGACGTCCGAGTGGACGCGGCCCGGGCCGCGACCGAGTTGGGCGCCATCCTGGTACTGCTGAACCGGATCGACGGGGACAAGGCCGAAGTCAAGGTCGACACCGATGGTGCTGTCACCGGCCTGATCGAGATGGCGCAGGCGTTGAGCCTGAACCTGGGCCGCCTCGGCGGCCTGATCGCGCTGGGCAGCTCGATCGGTACGGTCCTGGTGCCGACGGCCGCGGCCGCGGCCAGCGCGATCGGCGCGATCGGCACTGCCGCCCTGGCGGCCGGGTCCGGCATCGGCGTGCTGTTCCTGAGCTTCTCCGGCATCAGCGACGCAGTCAAGGCGCTCGGCGACTACGCCGACAGCCTGCAGAAGTCCAACGTCGCACTGCGCCGCTCCAACAACCAGGTGCAGGCCGCCCAGCAGCAGATCATCGGCGCGGAGATGGCACTGGCCAATACCCGGCGCAACAACGCCGAGGCGGCGATCAAGGCGGCGCGCGCGGTCCGGGACGCGATCCAGGACCAGAAGGACGCCGTCGTCGACGTGGCCCGGGCCAATGAGGACGCCGTTCTGCGGGTGTCCAAGGCTCAGCGCGACTACACCGACGCTGCCCGCGACGACCTGAGCGCCCGGACCGCGCTGAACGAGGCGTACGTGCAGGCCCGGCGGGCGTTGCAGGACCTCAACTCGCAGCTGCGTGGCAACTCGCTGGACCAGCGTCAGGCGACGCTGGACATCGCGAAGGCCAAGCAGGAGCTGGACAAACTGCTGTCCAACCCGCGCGCCAGCGAGGCCGAGCGCGAGCAGGCCGATATCACCTACCAGCAGCGCCTGCTGCAGATGGATGATCTCAAGCGCAAGGGTGGCCAGCTCGCCGACGAGCAGGACAAGCAGTTCCGTGAGGGGATCTCACAGTCGGCGGAGGTCCGTAAGGCCCGCGCCGACATCGACTCGGCCGACCAGCGGCTGCTGGATTCCCAGCGGGAACTGACCCGGGCCCAGCAGGACCAGGCACGTACTCAGCTGGCCGGCGTCCGCAAACTGCAGCAGGTCGAGGAGCGGCTCGCCGACGCCCGGCGGGCGGCCGCCGACCAGCAGAAGGATGCCGCCTATGCCGAGTTCACCGCCACCCAGAGCCTGATCTCCGCGCGGCGGGCGCTGGCGAACGCCACCGACCGTGACTCGATCGCCGGCGGCTCGCAGCTGGACACCCTGAACACCGCCATGGCGAAGCTGAGCCCGACCGCTCAGCGGTT